ATAACCTTTAGTTGCCCAAATAACAATACTATAAGTATCACCATTTGTATGATCGTTGGTTGTCAACAACAGATCACCTGTGATTCCACTTCCTGCATTGTTAGAAATTCCGGGCAATACTTGACTACTCTCTGAAAAGTCCCATGTATCCGACCAGTCTTTAGGCGCTTGACAAATAAACACATCGGTAGTTGCGTCCCAAAGTAATTTGAAACCCATACCAATATTGCTGAACCAAATCTTTTGAATAACGACTCGATTACAAGCTTGTTTAGTTATAGCGCTTACTGTTAAAGCAGATACATCAATCTTAGCAACAGCACTTTCTCCAGTGCCATCACTAATATTGGTAAACTTCATTACAAGATCACGACCGCCATCATCCAAAATAGTTTGCGATGTTACTGCATCAGCCATAATTTACTCCTTATTCAAATGGAGTAGCTAATGAACCATCACCATGCAAATATGCTTCACAATGCCATATTGCCGCTGAAGTTGCTACCAAACGGATTATTCCGCCTACCAACCAGCCTTGTGCTGCTGTTCCCAAGTCAATGGTGACATCATCACTGGCATCAGGAATAAAGGTGTTGTTATCTGTTGCAGTTGCTGGATCGAATATATAGGCAAAACCAGATAATAAGTCACTGGCATTATCCGCAGTAATTTGTCCTGCACCTGTGAAAGTAGTACCAACAATAAAGGTGTAGTTTAAGCCTGCTACGGCAGTAGGTAGTGTTACCACAATTCCTGCTGCCCTGTTCAGGGTAAAAACTGTGCCTGAATCGGTTGATTCTACTGATTTTGTAGCAGACGTAATGCTGCTGACATTAGAATAAGCAGAAACATAGCCAGTGGTTGTAACATTACCACTGCTATCAACGTCTAGATTAGTTGTTATAGCCCCTGTAGTGGAATTTTTGCTGATTTGTTCAAATCCGCCTTCCGATCTAACTGGACCATTAAAGGTTGTGTTTGCCATAATTTTTCTCCCGAAAAAAAAGTCTATCGTCTTGGCTTGTCTGCTAGGTCAGTCGATAGATAAGTTTACCCTAGAAAGTTTGATGCGGGTTGAGTAAGAAACCCCCGCATCACAGGTTCCATATTTCGCTAACTACACTCTAAGACGAGCCAGAGGAGCCATAGGCTCCAAGCGGATCACTAACCCCGAAGGAGTAGCGTTCCCGCGCCTTATACCTAACATTGCCGGTATCGAAATCACCATCCATGCTAGTTTCTAATGGTGTACGTGTAAAATGTTTTAATCCATTTGGCACATCAGTAATTAAAAACCATGCATTGGTATCTGTCAAGAAATGATTGACGGAATATCCTTCAGGGATAGTGCCATTCGCTTTCATTGCATTGATATCATTATCGGCAGTAGCCACTCTTAGATCAGATTCTAAAATACGAGTCGCAGTAAACATGCTATTAGGGGGAACAATTAACTTTCTTGGTCTTGCCGCAATTAGCAATCCTCGATCGTCAGTCCATCCAGCTATAGTAATAACAGCATTCTCTAATGAAGTTTCATTAAGGTCTGCTTGCGTACTAGGAGTATTGGCATTCGTTCCACCAGACACCAATGGGTGTGATGTTGAAAAGAAGTCAACTCCATCGCCAGAATTGAATGAACCACCTGAAAACCCTTGATTAAAAGGATTAGCAGATTTTACTTGCTTCGTATAAGCCATACTTCTCGCCAAAGCCTTTGTATATCTAGCACTTAAAGAATCATAAAGGTTATCCTCCATAGCTTCTTCAGTGATAGCAAAGCCCATAGCAACAGTTTCATGGTTATAACGTGCAGTGAAAGACTCTTGTGCATTATCATAAGTGATAGCTGAACCTTCGTCTTTTACAGGAGCCTGTCCAAAACCACTCAGCTTCAAATCTTCCTCGAATGAACGATCAGATGTTTCAGCCTCATAGATTTCTTGGTGCTCGTTTTCGTATTTAGAATATTCTAATCCAAATAAAGCATTTAAGCCGGGCAGAAGTTCTTTAAGTAGCTGTGCTCTTGAAATAGCCATTTATTTTTCTCCTTTAGCCTAAATGCCAGTCGTGTTGTCCATTAGGTGTCCAGCATTAAACTTAACAACGATGTCTGTATATGAATCAGCCCATGCGTTGTTTGGAGTCTGTACAACATCAACAATCCTTAAAGGGAGTGTTGCTGTTGTCGCAGCACTGGTAGAAATATCTACAGTGTTTTTGCTAGTACCTATTGTGGTTGAACCTGATGTTTGAGTAATCGCAACGTTACTTCCGAGAGTTGTTTGTGCGGCAGAGCCGTCACATTGCATTTCGAAAATAACATCTGGATCATCAATAACATACGCGTAGGCATCAGATGCTGCTACGCTGGCTGTCCACATTTGGGCAAACGTCTTTTGGCTTGTATTAGGGTCAGTATATGTGCAGCCCATAAATATTCCTATAGGAGTTGCTGTTGTAGTCCCTGCGTCTTTTTCAACAGTACCGGCAGTTACTAACTTAACAAAGTCTCCAAAGAATATATTGGTTCCGTACGCACTAGCTATTTGATAGTGACGTACTTTAGCAGAAAAAGATCCACTGGAACTTATAGTCCCAACAGGTCTAGCACCATAAGGTGTTGCTGAACTAGGCATATTTTTCTTTCCTTAAATACAATATTAATATTCAAAGTAATTAATAAAATAAATTATTAACCACCCTTCCCAAAAGTAACCTTAGTTTTCCTCTCTTTGAACATTGGCATAGCAGGATTTTCTTCCTTCATGTAGTTTGAATCTACAGCACTCATCTGTCGTTCTGCTAAATCTTGATAATATTTCGATCTTTTAGCAACATCTTCTTCAGGTGCTTTACATAAGAGAAGTCCACCTACTTCTATACAGTTTGGATATTTAGAGTCATTATCAGTGACTATTTCCAATTCTGGATGGTCCTGTGCCCTAACTGGTTCCCAACCTTCCCTAAATCTTGTAGATACATTTAGGTTGTCAGATTGACCAGCAGCGCTGGTTCTGATCCAACGATAAACATATCCGGATTCAGGTTTAGGATCTGGAAGCAAGTTTGGAGGAGACCAAGGTTTACTTCGCTCATTTTTTTCTCTTGTCTCCAATGAGCGTGGAGTGCGCTTTTCATTTAACTTATCCATTTCGTAACTCCTTTGCATACTGAGTTGCATATTGTTCTGGTGTAAGTCCAAGTCTTCTGGCGAGGTCAACCTGTGTTTTTGTTAACTGCACTCTGCGCTGTTTTTGCCCAGTCCTATTGGCTGGCGCTACCACAGTCGATGGTCTCCGAGACGTTGCAGTAGTCGTCTCGAAACGTTCTGGAAATCTTGTTCTTATAGCATTATCAATTTCATTATAATACTTGTCAGCATCCCTTACAGGATCAACGCCTTGTCTAACCAGTTTGGAATGCATGCCATAAGCCAATGCGGTCATATCTTCATTGCCTTCTTGTTCAAACCAAGTATTACTCCTTATATATTCAACAGCTTTAGGATCAAGCTGTTGTTGCTGTCCATTAACAGTAGGTTGTTGAGGAACAGCTTGTTGTGGAACAGCTTGTTGCAAATTTCCTTGAGGGGCAGAAGGAACATAGTTTTCTACATAGTTCTTATCAGCATATGCTGCTTGCATTTGTTCCGTTGCTGCTAACAATTTATCAGTATCACCAGACTCGTAAGCCTGTTTATAATCTGATTTCGCTTTTTCAATTTCTGTAGTGCTACGAGTCTTGAGGCTATTAAGCAACGCTCCTTCACTTCTAGCTACAGTATTCTTTAATGCTTCATTTTGCATCTGAATATTTTTGGCAAAATATATTGCTTCGTCCCGCGTTCTGTTAGCCTGTTCCTTCTCGCGCCTTTCTTCGTGATAATCATATTTCAGTTTATCAATACGTTTTTTGGTGCGATCACCAATTCCTTCTATTTCTTCGTCAACATTATCGACAGCAACCCTTCGAGGTTTTTGATCCTCTTCGGGTCGATCATCAACAATATCTATTTCAAGGTCTTTAGCTGGCTCCGGAACCTGAACTTCCTGCGGAGAAGGCAAGCCTTCAAAGTCTTCAACTTTTTGTGTTGCTTCACTCATGCTCTTTGTATTCCTCTAGGATCATTTACAACAGCTTCGACAGTATCATCATTAATCAACCTGAATTCCTTGCCATGAATATTAATTCGTGTGCCACTGAAAGCACGCATAATAATCCAATCCCCTTCTGCACACCAAGGTCCAGTAGGAAATTTTGCGTAGTCTTTGTAACAGTCTGGTCCCATTTTTAAAACAAATCCAGTTACCGATGCAGTCTCTTCTATACGAATTGTGGACTCAGCTTTAATGATCCCACCTTCTGTTTTTTTGTCTGCTTCAGGTAATGCTATAAGAATTTTATATCCAATTGGTTCAGGAAGTTGAGAAGCAGTTTTTAGCTGAATAGCGTCTTCTGTTTCTACTTCTGTTTTTACCGCCTTTATTGTCATAAGTCTCCCTATGATGCATCAATATATTAAGGAGTATGATGTTTCTCCATCGTTTCACCATGAAACGTGCATATCTTTATTCTTCAACAACCTTATTTAAACTATCGGTTATTTCCCGAAGAGCGATACGTAACCCTTCAATGTTACCTCTGAGTCGATAAAATTCATTTAAGTCTTTTAGTTCCCCGTCAATGATAACATCAGTAACTCTTGTTATCTCATCGTTTAAACGTTCTGTCAAGTATTCAGTAAAACTATAATCACTAGGCTTCATTAATTTTTTAATCCTGATCGAGTAGTTTATCAGCTATCTTTCTTCCCAATTCAGCAGCCTTGGTTCTTTCCTGTGCAGACACTTTGGCAATTTCTGCACCAATCCTAGCGCCTTCCCTTTCGTTCTCTGCATCAATTTTAATTCTTTCCAGTTCATCCTTCATGGTTGCTTTTTGCATATCAGCAGCAATCTTGGCTTCATCAATGGATGCTTTAGATTCGGCAGATTGTTGCTTGATTTCAAGTTCCTGCTTTTGCATTTGCAATACTGGATCTTCCATTTGTTCTTGATATTGTTCTTGTTGTGCTTCTTGTTGATTTTTGCCAAGTAATTGTTCTGCTGCTGCGGCAACAAGAGCAGAAAGCCTTTCTTCCAGTTCAGGAGGCAGCGGCTCACCAACAGGAGGCAACTCTGTACCCAATTCTTGCTCTATTTGTTTCCTGTATTCAAAACCTAAATGCTCAACTATATGCGCACTCAATGCTGCTTGCATTGCATCAGCGTTTGGTGCTTTGGAAGCCACTTCCTGTACCTTGGGATCTTGTATCATAGACATATGAACTGTTATATGTGCAGTTTGATCCTGATATTGGAAGGCTTTAACTGGTTTTCCGTTCAATATGTCCATGTTCTCCGAAACTGGGTCTGTTGGTTCGATGTCATCCTCCAATGGAATGATGTCATCTGGATCACGGATGCCCAATACCTCCAACATCTGCCTATGAAGCTTCGGCATGTCGTACATTTGCGGTGCAGTCTGTGCTAATTGCAAAGCAGCCTGATATTGCATGATTCTTTGTGCCATTGTTGCTGCATTTGGGTCTGAAACCGGAATTATGTCCACCCTATCATCAAAATCACTCACTTTTATGGTCTGATCGCCATCAATTTCGTATTCATAGGCTTCCGGCATGTAATCTTTGATGATTTCGGACAAAATACGCAATTCATGGCGCATTGAGGCGTGTAATCGGGACTGAATCGCACTCATTACCTTCATATTGCGCTCCAAGAGGGCTAATGTAGTGCCAACTGGAGCCTGATTGTTCATATCCGACACTTTTAGGTCGGTAATGGAAGCAAACCTTCGACCTTCTTCCACAATATTTCCCAATAATTGGTATAAAGTAGCTGAAGGTTCCTTATATGGGAGGAAAGTTATGTTATCCCTGATGCTTCCGCCCGGAACATCAACGTCCCTGAACTCGCCCGGAAATATTGGAGTGTCATCACCCTTGATTCGCAAGCCTCTGGTCTTTAAACCGCCCGGAAGATTGGATAAAGTGCCCGCATCAACCAATTGCCTAAGCAAAGAAGTTGCTGACTTAGCCAAACCACCGACCATATGTATCAAACCGAACCCATA